CGTACTCTTTACGAGTTCGCCAATGCCGTCATTTATTTCATTTTGGAATATTTTTATTGTCATGTATCACCTCTAGATTAAATATACACTAAAAAAATTATTTTTAGTAAAACGTGTTATTTTTGGGCTAAGACATGATCTACATAGCTTGCTATAGCTGATCTTTTATATTCTTCCATAGACATGTACTCTGTAGATATTTTATTTTTTTCTAAATGCTTCCTGAAGAGTTCAGGCATTTTTTTGTTAGCATATAGCGTGTTTTTAAAATCTTCATCATTAAAATCTGACAACGGCTGAACATTTAGTAACACATCCATTTTCATCTTTTCAAGATCTGAAACTTGAGCTTTTGTTAAAGACCTCATGTTCTTTTTTTTGTTTATAGCTAAGAACGCCTTGTTGAAGTTTTCGGATATGGTATCATAAGAACTTCCAGCCCATAGAATAAGTTCAGCAACTCCCGGTTTAGATTTTGGTGTTTCTACCCTTTTCTTTCTCGGTTCTTCGTCTTGCTTGTTTAATGGGCGACCGGCTGGATTTACGGGCTTTGACTCTTGTTTATTTTCAGCAACCTTTTCGTTTATTTCTGCTTGCTTGTCCATTTTTTCTATTTCAAATCCTTTTTGTGGATTGTGGAATGGGCTAGCTTTTTCAGGTAGTTTTTCTGAGTTTCTTGCTTTATCTTCTCTTTTCAGTCTCATTTTTTCTACAGAGGGAACTTCCTTAAATCTTTCTAGAACAGTCTCATGAGATATAATATCTCTATCTGCAAGTTGTATAAGAAGGTTTTTCTCTGCCGATTCATCAGAAAGGCTCATTTGATCATAAACAACATGTGCTGGTTTCCTGAAGCCCATAGAGCGGCGAACAAGCTCAAGTTCTCTTTCCCAGAATTTAGTTAATTGATCTCTACCGTATTGTAGTCTTTCCACTAATGTCTTTAGTGATATAAAATTGTTTGTAAAGCCACCTCCATTGTTAGCCATACCCGTAAGAGTTGGAGGTACGCCAAGACCAGCATATATACTGTTGAGAACGGATGTGTACTTTTCAGATCCTAAAAACTTATACACTTGACTATTAGACTCAGTGTAAGAAAGCTCTGGACCCCAGACTAGCTCCATAGTACCGCCACCAGTATTACTAGCCAAGATATTTCTAAGCTTGTTGATAGCAGTCTTGTTGGGTAATATTTTGTGATCTAAGTTTCCAAGCGTCCATAGTCGAATATTAGATATAGCACCATCTAAAGCAGACATGTCGGCTAATCTCATTTTTTCAAGCATAACAATATCGTCAAGAATAGCGTAAACCAAAGGGTTTGCCCATCTTTGCCAATCGTCTTTTTTGTAATAGAAGATAGAAAGTCTGTCTTTTTCTAGTTCTATTTTCTTTTGGCCTTTTTTTATAGCCTGCTTTACGTTTGGTGGCAACGTGTCCAAAACGTGCGCTGGAACAGAACCTTCTTTAAAGTTGTCTAAGAAAGCGCCAGAATCAATTTCGTAATTCCTAACGCCTAAGAACATATTAATATTTCCATTTTTCATATCAATGTTCAAAGGGTTGAAGAAATTGTACCTCCAAGGTATTTGACTTTTCTCTATTTGTGGCAATTCTACCGTTATATCATTAGCCATAGACTTGATATATTTGGTAATATCTGGCGTTATGTTTGCATTGCTTCTGTATACAACGGTCTGGCCTGTTCTGTATAAATTATTAAGAAATCTTTCTGATCTCTCTTTTCCGTCTATTTTTTTAAACCATTGCTTAAAGAATTTTTCAACACTTTCGTTTTCATGCACAATGTTTATGCCCTGACAGCCAAAGTCTCCCATTAAGTCAATGATATTTCTAATGATTCCAACTTTGTCGTACGCATCCATGCACATCTTTATGATGCGTTTTTGCTTCGTTGGGACTTGCTCTTCTGGCCTGAAGGCATAATAGTCTTGATGTGTAAATGAAGGTTTAACGGAGCGATTTGGCTCAACGTCAATAAAGTCCCTATGAAACCGAGACGCTTTTGAAACACCTTCGTATGCATCTATAGAACCAGAAAACTGCTCAAACGCATCTTTTTTACTTTGCTGATTGCCTTCGTCCCATGTTATCATATGGTTGTCGCTCATTGTTTCTCCAAGCAATTGGAATGGAATTGGAATACATTTATATTATACACGTTAATAGACATCTTTCATAGAATTTGTAAACCAACTTGGACCTATGTACATATTTTTATCTTTATCTTTAGATTTAGTACCAGTTGCAAAACCTCCGTAGAAATTATATTCAGTTTGATCTGGAGTCCTGTCTATAATTCTAGCAGCCATATTAGCCATCAATAAAGATGAGTATCTGTCCTTTCTCTGTTTACCCTTCTTTCCAGTACCCACAACGGTCTGTGGCGTATCCCACCTATCTCTACCTGAAGCAGTTTGCGTCATTTGAATCATTGCGAGTTCATCTTTCAATTCCTCTATCTCCATGACGCACTGCTCTAGAGTGTCGAACATTCTTCCTTTTACAGCGTCTTCTGCGCTAGATATACCAAGACTAACGGAATCAAATCGTGGAAACAGTAGCGCTTTGTCTTCAAAGTCTTTTCTCATTCCGTGATTAGCTTCAGCAAGCCATTCGTGCTTTGCAAATTGGCACATCTCTAGAATATGGAGACCCTGCTCTCCATCTGTGTCTTTTGGTTTGTCATCATCTACAACAGGCCATATGGGTAGCTCACCGTCTTCTATCTTATCTTTGTCGTGCAAACCCTCCATTACAGCAATTCCTCCACCTTGCGCATCTAGGGCAATGTGATGACATGGGAATAGTTTCATAAGATCTCGTATCTTCCTGACGCAATAAGCATAAAAATCAGTTTCTCTAGAATATCCTCTCTTTACCTTTTCTTTATGTTCGCCTCTGTTCGTTGTCCAGCAGTGAACAATTCTTCTATGGCCCTTGTGAAGCTCTAAAACAACTATACTAAAATTATCAACCTCAGAAGCGGGGTCAATTCCAAATACATATTTTTTACCTTTGTCTCCCATTAACTTAGCTTCAAAAACTATTGGCTCTTTGTTTATATTGAGTACAGCCTTAGTGGTTTCGTTGCCTTCGTTAGCTACACAAGACTCTATCAGAGTCCTCTTAAAGAACCCCTGAGAATCGCGCGTAAAGCAAGCTCCAAACTCCATTTGATATATACCAGCATGTACAGTCGCTTTAGATCTAGCAACCTGTGAAGCGTCCATGAAGCCTTCCGGTAACAGTTCGTATGGTATACGAATAATTGAATAGTCTTTCCAGTTAAAGTCCTTGGGTGGATCTTCACCGAAGATATCTCTAAGTCTATTGACTTTACCTTGACTCTTGATTATAGATTTCCACTTTTTCCAGTAGTCAGAAAAATGATTAAAGTCATAATAGGCAGTACCACTTAGTATGATTTGATTGTCTTTCTTTTCTAGCGCAGAGCTGTCTTGTTCTTCTATTTCTATTCCTAGCTCTTTAGCTTTTTTTCTTGAGGCAACCCTCTTGACGTTTTCGATGGGATCTGAGCTTACAGCCGCAAAACCTGCAACAACTGTCTCGAAAATGTCGCGAGGTATAGAAGCGAACTCATCGCTAATGATATCATTAGCTCTCTGGCCTCTAATTTTTTGCCCATCGCCAAGCGGTAGGCAAGTAACTCTTGACTTGTTGATTCGCATGACACAACGATCAACATCTCTACGAGGACCACTGTTGTCATCACACATGCTTCTTAAAATTGGAGCATTGTTCCAGATTGTTTCCATGTATTCAAACAAAACTTTGGATTGACGAAAAGCCGCACCAACAACTACAACTTTCCGTTCAGGTAAAATCAAAGCTCTAATCATGGAATAAAGAGAAAGAATAAACGATTTACCAAACCCACGACTGGCTATAAGCATTGGAAATTTTCTATTCCACATTTCACATAAGAATAAAGCCTGTGATGGTAATATGTTAATGTTGAACACATGTTTGCAGAGAAAAGAAAAATACTCTGGTCTTGTCATTAACCATATTAATCGCAAGTGGTAATCTTCGTCATTGAGAGAAACCATTTCAAATGGGTTTATCAACTCATCCCTGTTTATTTCGTCTAGATTAAGCCAAGCCTCGTCAATTTTCTTTAAGTTATTTTTCATTTGTAAATCCCATCAACAAACCCGTAGTAGACAGCCTCGTCTGCTGTCATGTACCAGTCGCCGTTTCCTAGTTTTCTTTTTATGTATGATTTTGTTTTAGACAGATTGTTTTGACGCTCTTTAAAATAATCTCCAGTTTTTTGACATTTTTCTGCATATATTTCTATCATTTGTTGCGCAACGTATTTTTCAAAATCAGCAAGGTTTTGCGTACTTAAATAATGTCCACTTATTTCACTGCTACCCCAATGTACCATGAAGGCTGAATTGTCCGTAATTAACCTTCTTGTAGCAGCTTGTATTATAACAGTACCCATAGAGCATAGTTGACCATAACCAATAAAAGTCGTCTTACATTTGCAGCTCTTTATTGCATCGTATATACCCATACCAGAATACCAGCATCCACCAATAGTTTGCATATGTATTGTTATGGGATCTTTATTTAGGTTTTTTAATATATTTATGTTCTTGATGAAATTTTGGAACATTCTATGGTCTACACCAGCAGATTCTCCTGAATCATCAAACTCATTTATGTATATTTCTCTGTTTTTTACATCTAAATTGTAGTTGTGAATTTCCCCAACAGTATCCCTAAATGTTGTCATGACTACTCCAATGCGTACTTTTCGTTTATTCTTTTTAAAATACTAAGTACAGTCCACTTTGCGTTTTTCTTAGATCCGCAAAATATTACGTGTACATTGTGATTTATTTGCATCTCCATGAGAAATCTCAACATATATTTATTTGTTACTCTTAACTTTTTGATCTCACTATTTGGAACATCTGAACCTTCAGGGAAATCCATTAAATCATTAAGGGAAAACTCTAAGACTAAGAATTTATGAGGGAATTCTTTCATTCTCTCTATCTCTGCTTCAAATCTTTTCCTGCTTATACCTACATTGTTCGCAAACTCGACAACGCTAGCTTTTCTCTCTATGCATATTTTGTCCTCAAGACCTTCAATGCTATAGTCACCAGTGTCTAGCTTTCTATTTACCATACCTTTGCAGACGTGATATTTAGTTGTAGAGGCTTGAAATGTATAGCCTTGTTTTTCTCTAGTGTCTTTTATTATTGTAAAGGGTCTGATTTTAGCCATTGTTTTTTCTCACTATGTTTTGAAATAATGATTGATAAAGGTTTTCATGTCCTGTTACTTTTTTGTGACACCAGTAACATAGTGTAATTCCATTATCAACATCAAACCTCAAGGTAGACGCATTAGCCCATCTCTGTATGTGGTGTGCGTTTAAGCGTTTTTTACTTTTACATCCGGGCATTTGACATTTAAAGTCGTCCCTTTTGTATACTTTTATTCTCCAGTCTTTATAAACCGGATCGTTGAAATCTCTTCTTGTCATTTTAAATCACTCATGACCATCATTTTAACTAAATCTTCAAAAGTATGTTTAGGTTTCCATCCTAGTTTTTCTTTTGCTTTAGAGCAGTCCCCTCTAAGGTAATCTACTTCCGCTGGCCTATAGAACTCTGGGTCTATGATTACATACTTTTCCCAATCTTTAATGCCAACAGAAGAAAAAGCAATTGTTAGGAATTCGCTAATAGTGTGGGTCTCTCCCGTACAAATTACGTAATCGTCTGGATTTTCCTGCTGTAGCATTAACCACATAGCCTCGCAGTAATCTCCAGCATAACCCCAATCTCTGAATGATTCTAGATTTCCAAGTCTTAGTTTTGGAAACTGAAGACCTTGATCTCTTGATGTTCTACCTGCAATGTATAGCTCTTCTTTTATGTTGCAGTTAATAGACTCGTCTAGATTTATACTTCTTTGGTTGCACCACTTAACATAATCACCAATCCACTTAGTAATCTTTCTCGTTACAAAATTCTCACCTCTACGTGGTCCTTCATGATTGAATAGTATTCCCGCGCTGGCGTGAAGTCCGTATCCCTCTCTGTAAAGTCTGGTCATGTGGTGGGCGGCACATTTAGCTATAGCGTAAGGGCTTTGTGGCATAAATTTAGTGTCTTCGTCTTGGAACTTGCTCTCCGTAGTCATTCCAATTTCGATGTCATAGTTCTTGCCGAACATCTCACTACTGCTAGCTTGGTAAAATTTAGAGTTTTTCATATTAAGGTCAACCATAGACTGTAGGATGTTTAAGCATCCCTTTCCGGTTATGTCCCATGTAAGCGCTGGTTGCTTGAAAGAAACGGCAACGTGGCTTTGCGCGGCTAGGTTATATACTTCTACGGCATCTTGGTGGTTTTTTAAAATGTTTATTACGGAGTGGGCGTCTGTAATATCTCCACTTTCTAGTTTTAAGTTTTCGTGATCGAGAAGTGGTTTTATCCTACATGTATTTTCAACACTAACTCTCCTTGTGACTCCAATGACTTTGTAGTCTTTTTGTAGTAAAAGTTCTGTTAGATGACTTCCGTCTTGCCCTGTTATTCCGAAAATTATTGCTTTTTTCATATTCCTAAAGTTCCTTAATTTTAATTTATTTCTAAGAGAAATACAATATTTTTATGTGTGCTTAAATGTCCGATGGTCTCATAAGAATCCAGAAGCTTATGATGTAATGTTTCGCTGTGTGTTAATCTATTATAAATTCATCCAATTTAAAATTTGTTACTGGTCTAGTATGTCCGTCTGTCTGAAAAAACACTGGACCCTTCTTTGGTGTTAGAAATAATTCTTTGTGGGAGTCATAAGCTAACTCTTTGTCATGCCAGTTTGTTATTTCTATTGATTTTTTGCAAAGGTCGATGTAGTATTTTGCAGAGTCTTGCGTTGGTAGTAGTATCCCATGTGCTGCTAGTGAATTTTTTACTCTGTAGTAGTCTTCATTGTAGTCTGTTAATTCAAGTCTTCCTTGACCTGCGTTGTGTAGACTTAGGCCAAAATAAATTAATTTAGCGTCCTCATTAACATTTAAATCAAAAGGAAAGTCATGCAACAACTCAGCGTCGTCCTCTAGTATCAAACATGGAAGTTTATCATTGTCTATTGCTATTTGCGAAGCGTCTTTATGTCCACCAGAAACTATATTTACAGTTTCCACACCGTGTTGAACTGGAACTGGTACTCTTTCATATGGAAGCCCTATATCCGTAAGCTTTTCTTCCATTTGCATTCTTTTGCCATTGAATGCTGGGTTTTCAGAGTTTATGTAAAATATAGTTAAATCGGAACACTTACTCATCAACAAAAACCTTATTGTTTCCTATATTGATTAATTTGTTTTTATTTTTCTTTAACTCTTCCCTTATCTCTGACGTATCTAAATCCATACTTCTTGTGTAGCCTATTCCAGACTTGTCGCTGACTAAGAATGGAAAATCTTCTGTTTTTACAACGTGCGGTTCGTTATAGTGGAAATACTTATTTAAATAACTCTCGTCGTTCCACGGCGGTTCATGTGGTATCTTTTTATCTTCTATTTGCCAAGACCTTAGTAGTTCACATAGTTCTATAAAATTATTCCTCTCTCCACCAAAGAAAGCACCGTAGTAATACATTTGTGGTAAAGTTGTGCTTTCTGGTACATAAGCTTTGGAAGCTGGGTTTCTATCGAATGGTTTAGAATCCTTCATCCAACATCTGTTTCCGTAATGTTCGCCACCTACAAGTTTTCCTTTTAGTAAAGACATATTAAAAGATTGATTTACGCTTGTGTCTGCATCTAAATAAAATATGTAGTCAACATCTTTCTCTTTTAGCTTAATTATGTTTTTAAATTTAGAGTTTGTACCTTCAACCCAATCTGCATGTTGATCGTGGTGATACTCTATGTTTATTTCGTCTTGCACATAATCGCTGGGGTCTGTATCAGAAAAGAAGAAAAACTTTATATCATCTTCTCCGTTGTAGAAGTGATGAAACCTTTTTATAAACTTTATCCCTAAAACAAAATATGAATTAGTTGCTACTATAGCTATTCCTATTTTTTTCATTAATCTTTTACTGTGTCTGGAGTTAAAAAGGGTTGGTCAACACTTTCATCTGTGTACTTATGAAAAACGGATAGTCTTTCTTTTTCTTTCTCCATTGACATTCTCATTTTTTCCATCATGAGACCGTACTCTTTTGTTAAGTCTGGGTTTGAAGCCAAGTGCGAAAGCCAACTTGTGAAGTTATGTTTGCTATCTTCTAGTCTTTTGACTCTTTGTTCTCTTGTTGCTTTCATTTCTTTTAGCATAGAGTTTTTCTTTGTTTGCAACTCTCTGTAATCTTTGTTTAAAGACTCCTGAGAGGCTTTGTAAGAAGCCACCTGCCTCTCCATGTTGAATATTGCGTCAGAGTCTTGCGCCTCTCTAGAATGCTGCCTCTCGGCCTCTAGCATTGCTTCTAGTCTTGATATCTCTTGTATGTTTGTTTTGTTTCCCTGAAGAGATCTATTCATTAGCAATTCTAGCTTGATGAGGTCCACAACTTGCATTTCTTCTGTAGGTGTTACATC